CTCTTCTTCTTTTCGGAAAACTTCTGGACCATAATGAAAATACTCCATCATCGCCTGTTCAACATTAATAGCTAGTTGTTCAGACGCGGGACGTAAATTCGATTTCTTGATCCAAAGAAGCATTCCATGTATGCTCTCTCTCGAAAGAGGAGCGGTATATAAAGTTTCTCTAGGACGAAACTTTCGACATAAAAATTCCAAATCGTCAAACCCGACAAACTTAGAATTAATAACACCCTTTTGAGTAGTGGTGTAAGTCATGCCAAAAGTATCCCAGATAAATTTCCCTAAGGTTTCCATATTTATGAAGTCCTTGAGATCGTCACAAACTGACCAAAGATTATCATCACCATAAAAAGCGCAAATCAAATCTTCCAGTCTTGATCGTTCTCCCAAGTTGTTCATAGTGCACACAAGCCAGTGAAATGCATTAAAAATACACACATTGACGAATGAGTTTAGAAAACCAGTAAGCCAACCTCCTGAACTGTTCATCCAATCTGACCAGTAGCATTCACCATTAATAACAAAAATCGGTGCAATACTACTCATACAGACGTTATAGAGATACCAGTCATAGAGATCGTCTCCAGAGTTTATATACCACTTCATCGAGAGATAAAGAGCATATCCAAATTTGGCGATAATACCGGAATCAAATCCCGAGTAATCACCACCTCCAAAGTTTTTGTGTTTCTTAAGCTTTTCGGCCAAGATCCACCATTCAGGACCATGTGGGTTTATTCCTATCGCCACATCAGTGTCCAAATGGTTTTCTTTCATATAAAAAACAACATCTCCAACAACCATAATAGTCATAATGAGATGCGCCAAGCTACCAACACAAAAAATTCGGGTTTTTCCTTGATACACGCGATCTAAATCACGTGTTTCATCTTTCAAACATGCTGAAACTACGTTCTTCAACTCGTAGCCAGCTTTCATCGCAATAAAGAGTTCCTTTACTTTATTGCGGAGGACAGGATTTATCCAAGCCGATTCAGTTTCCGTAGCTTTGCGCCACAGCTGATCTCGAGACTTAAAACCTTCGACTTTAAAGTCGAACCCTATCGAGGCTTGCATGTCCAATTGTTGAATTGCTTCTTCAATTGTATACATGCGAAATTTTCGCTTAGTGCTAGGAAAAAACCCAGCGAATGCAATTTCTGGTTCTTGTTCGAACAGTTCTTGCATCCACCTGGGAAATATTCTTCGCGGAGCTGAAACCATTTTCACGAGGCCCTGTTTAAGGGGTTGTCGCAAAACTTGTTCCATCTCACCGGTGATTTCATTTTCAACATCAACGGTCATCGGCTTAAGCATAGCCGGAGCTACCTCTATCGGGTAGATTGGTTCTGTGGTCAGGTCTCCTTGAAAGACTGATGCCTCTATTTTCGTTTCAGTAGGCATAAAATCTCCTTTAGGAAGAGACCCTAACGACACCAATCTGCCGTCATAAGCTTGCTTGCGTTCGGGGGTAGGACGAATACAAGATGGAATGTAAGTTCCTTGATTGATAATTACTTTACCAGTTCCCTGCATAACATACGCAGTTTTCTGTGCTTCATCTTCTAAATAAATGGGCAAAAACACAGATTGTGAACTAGCAAGAGCACAATGCATACCAAGAATCTTAACCACACCAGACTCGGTAGTGGTAACATACGGAAGACCGCAATCACCATTTTTCGATTCCATTCCAGTGGTGACAAAATGTTCACCAAGGTGTAGATTAAAAGGTTTATTGTTAGGAAG